ATATCCTGCGCGGCTGTTACCGGCTTGTCCATCTGGTAGAGATACTGGACGGCAACCGCTGCACGGTCAAGTGCACACAGGGCAGCTCCACCTTTACCACCCAAGAAATGAAGAACATGATAGACGGGATCTTTGACCGCCTCGCCGAGATGGGCGTGAGTGATCCCTTAGTGACTGCCTATTGGCAGGAATGGAAGGAACCATAATGGCCAAAAGCATCATTCAGGCAGAAAAAGAGTGCTATATCTGCCGCCGCTGGTACGCCGTCAAGACCACCCGCGGGCTGGAGGAGCATCACGTCCTCAATGGGCCGCTGCGCAGCTTCTCCGAGCGGCACGGCCTCAAGGTCTGGCTGTGTCACCAGCACCACAATGAGCCGGGCCTGAGCGCCCACCACAATGCCACCTGTGCGCAGACCTTAAAGGCCGTTGCACAAGCGAAATACGAGGAACAGAACGGCCCCGGTGCACACGCTGCATGGATGGCCGCTGTTGGAAAGGACTATCTCAATGCTTAATGTTGTAGCAATTATGGGCCGCCTTGTGGCTGACCCTGAACTCCGCACCACCCCGGCGGGCGTGAACGTCTGCCAGTTCCGCATTGCCTGTGATCGCAACTTTGCCCGGCAGGGTGAGCAGCGGCAAGCTGATTTTGTGGATATCGTGGCATGGCGGCAGCAGGCTGACTTTGTGTGCAAGTATTTTTCCAAGGGCAGTCTGATCGCCATAAATGGCCGCATCCAGACCCGCAACTATCAGGACAAGAACGGCAACAACCGCACCGCCTTTGCCGTGGTGGCCGAAAACATCAATTTTGGCGGCTCCAAGGGCACCAACAAGCAGGTGGACGAGGGCGGTGAAGCGCCTCCGGCGGGATATCGGCCCAGTGAGCCCGCGCCGGAGCATTCCGAGAGCGACGATTTTGCAGTGATCGACGACAGCGACGACCTGCCGTTTTAACCCTCTGGAGGATGGAACGCCATGAAAAAAGGAAGTTACCTCACAATTCAAGATTGGATGGTCACGGATCTGCATCTGAAAGGCAATGAGCTGTTGGCTTATGCCCTGATCTACGGCTTTTCTCAGGACGAACAGTCATGCTTTTATGGCTCCTATCAGTATGTCATGGAGTGGCTGAGCGTTGACAAGACTACTGCCGTTCGCGTGCTGCGCAATCTGGAAAACAAAGGGCTGCTGCGCAAATGGCAGGAGAAAGAGGGCAACGTGATTGTCAACCGGTATGCAACCAACACCGCCCCTGCCTGCCCGGCGGCATCTGACCAGTTGCAAAATGCAACCGGTGGTAAAACGCAACCGGTGGTAAAATGCAACCCAGACCAGTTGCAAAATGCAACTCCGACCGGTTGCAAAATGCAACCCAAGAATACTAGAGAGAAAGCTAATAATAATAAACCCCGCGCAGGGGCGCGAGAGGAGCCGGACAGTCTGACCGTGGCCGAGGTCTTTGACGAGTTTTCCCGCGGCGGCCCCGGCGGGCTGTATGACGCTTTGATGGATTTTGACCAGCACCGGCGTGAGCTGGCCAAGAAGGACAAGAAAAAGCTGTGGACGCCTCTGGTGGCAAAGAAGATCTGCAAGTCCATCAAGCGTCTGGTTGAAGAGTCGGGCGTTCAGGATCGCACCGGGTACGCCATTGCAATGCTGAATCAGAGCATCGAAAACGGCTGGACGGGTGTTTTTGCCGTCAAGGATTTTGTGGACAAGGCCCCGACAGTACATAATGCGCAGCCTGCGCCGGATAGGCCCCGCAAAATTACCAAGGACATGACCCTTGCGGATCTGCTGGGAGGTGTGAGCGCATGAGTGCCAGCAAGATCACCACGGCACAGCAGCATCAGCTGGCTGTGATCGGCGCGGCAATCCTTGACCCGGCGGCGTGCAAGGCCACCGTGGAGCGTCTGACACCGGCGATGTTTGAGGATGGCCCATACAGGCAGCTGTTTGGAGCCATCAAGCTGCAGCTGGACAGTGGCCACAATGTGGATGCAGTGATACTGGAGCGGATGCTGGGCGGCGATTTCCGGCCCCTGATCGTAGCCGCAGCGGAAACCGTGCCCACCATCAGCCATGTGCAGGACTATGAGGCACTTGTGATGGAGGACTACCGCAAGCGCCTGTTGGTGGAACTGGCCACCAGCGTGACACTGAGCGCAGCGGATGCAGACAGCATCTGCCGGGACATGAGCGAAGCCCTGAAAGTGCAGGATCACCTGCGCCGGGAGAGCGTGGACGCAAACGTCAAGGATTTTTCTGAGGTCTGGGACGAAACCATGCAATGGCTGCAAAAGCCGGACACCAGCGTCAAAATGGCATGGCGCGAACTGGACGAGTTGGGACTGTTTGGGGAAAAGATGGTCACTGTGCTGGCAGGCCGTCCCGGCCACGGCAAAACAGACCTCGCTCTGGCTCTGGCCCTACGCCTGAGCAACTGCGTCCAGACCTACTACCTGACCATGGAAGAGGATCGGCGCAAGCTGATGATGAGAACCATGTCCAAGCTGACCCGCATAAACAGCACCCGCCTGAGAGACCGCAAGATCACCGAGGAGGAACGGGAAAGCCTGAACAATGCTTTTGCCCTTATCAAGGGCCACACCGGTATGATCTACGATGACGGCACCCGCATGACCGTGGACGATATCCGCGCCCGCGTCATGAAGTACCGGCCCCGGATCGTCTTTATTGACCATATCGGCCTGATCGCGGACACACAGCTGGGCCGCAAGGAGTATGAGCGGCTGGCGGATGTGACCCGTCAGCTGAAAGAGCTGGCCATGGAAACCGGCATCACCATCGTGGAACTGGTGCAGCTGAACCGCAGCACCGACCGGAACGGTGGAGCCAAAAAGGCAGCGCTGGGAGATCTGCGCGGCTCTGGCACCATTGAGCAGGACGCGGATGCCGTTGTGTTCATTGAGAGCGAGGTTACAGGAGAGCGCCGCCTGCAGGGGCCGAATGATTATTTTGAGGTCAGCCTGCGGGTGAGCAAAAACCGAGAGGGCGAAACAGGCCGGGTGCCCATGTGGTGGCAGCCTCAGTATCATGAGTGGCAGCCCGCGCCTGATCCGTCCGAAAACTACAACGAGGATGATTTTACACCCGCAGACCATGAGGATGGCCCGGCGGGGTGGTAAACAGGAGATAAACGAAAATGGATTGTAATTCTTGTGAGGCGCGCCATAACTGCATGGCGGTAGTGGAGCCCGGTTCTATTGCGTGTATAGCTCACCTGATGCATGAGGGCACTACAAAGGCGGCGGGAAACCCGTACCAGACACGAGGGGTGCCCAAGTTTTGCCCGCTGTGCGGCAGACCGCTAAAAGTCATTGGCACCGAGCGCTTTTGCAACAACGTCCAGTGCGAAAACAGATATATTCCTATGGGGTGACTGGGCCATGGATGAAGTAAGATTGATTGATGCTAATACTGCCATGAATCATGCAGACAAGTGCTATAACGATTGGAACCTCGCTATGGCCGCCGCAGAAGGAACCCGCCAGATTAACATGGTTTACAAAAAGCAGGAGCTTTTCAAAGCCGTGAAGAAGGTTATTGAAAGTTGCCCGTCCATTGACCCGGACAGCCTGCAATTGCGGTGGCGTAAAACGGCAGAAGA